GCCACGGGTTTTCCTCCAATAAATAAGTTATATAATACTCTAGATATTTATATGAGTATATAACTGGTGAAAAATAATGGTTGAAATCCGTGGTGGTGGTACTCTCGATGGCGCACAATTAATTGATGCTGCTAGTGATTCTACTCTAAGAGAGCTTATCACTACGATACAGATGCAGGGCCAACAAGCAAAAGCTGCACAAGTTGATCAAACGGCTAAGCAGGTCAAAGCTGCGGATATCGATGCACTGACCGAATCAACTAAAAAATCAACCAAACAATTTGATGATACTAAAGAATCTACTAAATCATTTAAAGAAAAACTAGATGAGGTTGCTAAATCTCTAGGGTCCGCATCTGCTACTCTGGCTAGCAAAGGCATCACTAGTCTATTTGATTTCTTTAGTACAGGAATGGATTCATTTCGACAACTAAGCACGATAGGCACTGGATTCAATGGTAATCTAACTGAACTGAGTTCAGTTGCTCTTAATGCTGGACGTAGCGTAAGCGATTTCAGCAAGATAGTAATGGAAAACTCTACTACTTTAACTGCGTTAGGAGGTAGTGCCGAAGGCGGCGCTAGGAAATTAGCAGAAATTAGCGGACTTTTAACACAAGGACAGTTGTTGCAGAGAATGTCTGCTATGGGTATGACTATGAAAGATATAGATCAAGCTACCCAGGCTTACATAGAATCTCAGATGAGATTAGGAACCTTAACTAGACAAAACGCTTCTGCTATCGCTGAGCATACTGCACAATTTTCTGAAGGATTAGATGGTGTTAGTCGTGCATTGGGATTGAACAGAAGTGCGTTAGAAAAAGCTTCTGTTGATGTTGCAAAAGATCCTGTTATGAACCAGTTTGTACAAAATATTAGAGAAGCAGGCGGAAATGCTGAGAAAGCTTTTCAAAATCTAACAACTTTGACAGCAGCAGGCGGAGATAAACTTGCAAATGCGTTCGTACACGTTAGTAATGGTCTAGTAGGTAATGATACCCTTGCCCAGGCATTATCAGGTATCAACGGGTCAGTTAGGCAGACTATAGCTAATATATCAAAAGGAAATACAGATTTTGCTTCCAATGCACAATATCTTAAAGAAGCTGCTCAATCACAACTACGTGGATTAACAGAATCACAAATTGAAATAAATCCTAGACTATTAGAACTTAAAAAATTCGTTATAATGATGGAACAATATGGTAATGTATCACAATCTGCATTAGAAAGAGCAAAAGATGGATTGTTAGCTAGTTATGATAGTTTTGGAGGAAGATTAGCATCTTTAAGTACTACAATGGGCACTGCTTTAAATCGTTTAATGGGTGCAATAATCGATACTGATCTCTTTAAAAGTGTCGAAGCTGGATTGAATAGTTTAGCCAAATACTTAACCTCTGGTGAAAGTACACAAGCATTGAGGCAATTTGCTAATGGTTTAATGGAAGCATTTCAAAAAGTTTATTCAGCTATGAAAGAAGGATGGACTAATGGCACAATTTGGACTGCAATAACGGCAGGACTAAATTCTCTTTGGAATGATGTTGGCGGTGTATTAGAAAGAGAATTTACTAATATGTTCAATAGGTTTTTTGGAGGAAAGCCGGCAGCACCTATTAATGCAGAGCAGCAAAGTAATGATGCGGCTCGAACAGTTGAAACACGGGGACAAGAACAGAGGCAATCTTGGGATAAGATATTCACTGATGCTATAGAATCTATAAGACAAAAAGGTTTAGAATTTTTTCATTCGTTACCCACTGCACTTACTGAAGGAGTAAACACTGCTAGAGAATCTCTAAGTAGTGTTTTTGGGATGGTCAGTGAATTCGTATCAACCTTGCCGGAACGTGTGTCGTTTGCTAAAAAAGAACTGCAAAATATCATAGACAGCATTAGTTTAGATAGCATAGGACAAAAGATATCTAATTTTGCTAAAGAACTGCAAAATATCATAGACAGCATTAGTTTAGATAGCATAGGACAAAAGATATCTAATTTTGCTAAAGATATAAATTCTAGTATACAAACTATAGACCTAACTAAATTTAACGATTTTATGACGAATATCCGAGGATTAAGCCTATCATCCTTGACTGGAGAGATGGAAAGAGTACCAGGGATAGTGGCTAGGGTAAAGGAAAGTCTAACTGGATTTTCTGATGTTGTTAGGATAGAAATAGACAAATTAAATGAAATTTTCAAACCCGGCGCATCAGGCCCTGAAGCGATACAAAATATCAGCAGGGCACTAATGCAATTTGAAGGACCGTTGAGAACTTTAATTAACAACATAAGCGGATTGAACGGAGAAACTGCACAAACATTAACTTCTTCTTCTATCAGTAACGTATTGACTAGCATAACTGGTTTCATAGAAAAAACAACTCAGGGTATAAAAACTTTAGAAAATATTAACCCAGAACAGATGCAGAGAAACATGGGTGCTATACGTTCTATAGGCGTAGAAATGAGGCAGTTTTTTGATAATTTTGGCGTTGGAACAGCTTGGAGCACTTTTATCGGAAATGTGTCAGGCGCTTTTGATACTGTATCTGAAAACATAAAAAAATTACAAAATATCAATGTAGATGCAGTAAATGGTATCGTGACTTCGATGAATCAGCTCAAAGGTATAGGAGCTAGTTTAGGTGCAGATATACAGGGAGTTACTACATTTACAGAAAGTGTTAGTGTATTGAGGCGAGAGCTAGAAGCAGGTGCTTCTGCTGCTGAACGCATCAAAGCAGCAGCGGGAAGCTTACCTGCTGGTACTGGTGGCATAGCTGGAGCTAATAATTATAATCAAATAGATCCCAATCAAATATATCAAACAATGAGAGATATTAATGGTTCACTAGGTAGTTTAAACAATTATCTAAACACCATAGCAGCTAATTCTGCCGCACCGAGGGCTCCTGCTGTAACTCGTTGACAACAATAAATTCTCAACTTCGTAACAGATGCGATAAGTAATAAGATACGATGGAGAAATCGAGTGTCCTGGAAGAAATATTTTAGCCCTGTTAATAGAGATGGAAGGCTCAGCCCCCTTGGTAGTGATCCAGGTGGAAGCCAAGCATCAAAGACCAATTACAGCAGCTATCTCCCTGATGTTTATGTTGGTAATCCTAATCGTATCGAACGCTATCTACAGTATGATACTATGGATACAGACAGCGAAGTTAACGCTGCATTGGATATCATAGCAGAATTCAGCACACAGAAAAACAGAGAAAACAATACACCTTTTTTTGTTAGCCTAAGAGACAAAGCTACTAGCGTAGAACTTAAACTGATTAAAGAATATCTACAAAAATGGTGCAAGCTACAGCAGCTAGAGACACGAATTTTCCGTATTTTTCGCAATGTTTGCAAATACGGTGACGTTTTCTTCATACGAGATCCAGAAACTAAAAAATGGTTTTATGTTGATCCTGGAAAGATAACCAAAATCATAGTTAACGAAAGTGACGGAAAGAAACCCGAACAGTACGTTATACGTGATCTAAATCCAAATTTCCATAATCTAGTAGTAACTCAGATAAGTCCTAGTAATGCCACTAATCAACCAACTGGTACTGCTTATGCTAGTGGCGGAGCTGGTCCTCGCGGTATGACAGGTGCCTTCCCACAGCAGGCCGGAACTAGATTCAGCATTGGCCAGAACGAGATGGCTATACCTGCTAAACACATGGTACACATCAGTTTAAGCGAAGGTTTAGACAATAATTTTCCTTTTGGTAATAGCTTGCTTGAAAGTGTTTTCAAAGTCTACAAACAAAAAGAATTGCTCGAAGATGCTATCCTAATTTATCGTATACAGCGTGCGCCTGAGCGCAGGATATTCTATATCGATGTGGGAAATATGCCAAGCCATATGGCCATGCAGTTCGTAGAACGTGTGAAAAACGAGATACATCAGCGCCGCATACCTAGTTCAGTGGGTGGTGGTACTAGCGTCGTTGACTCTAGTTACAATCCTCTATCGATCAACGAAGATTACTTCTTTCCTCAAACAGCAGAAGGTCGTGGATCTAAGGTAGAAACACTTCCGGGCGGTACAAATCTCGGTGAAATCGACGATTTGCGTTATTTTACTAATAAACTGTTCCGTGCGTTGCGCATTCCTAGCAGCTACTTACCAACCGGATCAGACGACAGTGCAAACACGTTTAATGACGGAAGAGTTGGAACTGCTTACATACAAGAGCTAAGATTTAACAAGTACTGCGAGCGCCTACAATCGCTAATGGAAGGCGAAATCGACAAAGAATTTAAAGTTTATCTATATGAAAACGGAATCACTATAGATGACAGTCTTTTTAGTTTGAGATTTAATCCTCCGCAAAATTTTGCTGCTTACAGGCTTAGCGAGCTAGATGCGCAGCGTGTTCCAACGTTCCAGGCACTGGAGCAAATCCCCTATCTCAGCAAGAGATTTACCATGAAACGCTTCTTAGGACTCAGCCCAGAAGAGATAATGGAAAACGAAGCCATGTGGAAGCAAGAACATAAAGAAGTTTCTGCAGAACCAGTGCCTGCGAGCGCAGAACTACGTAGCGCAGGAATAACTCCGACAGGAATCCAGGACGCAATGAATCCTCAACCTGAAGGAAATCCTGAAGCAGAACAGGCAGCACCCGGTGGTGCAGCAGCGCCTATGGCAGGACAAGCAGCACCTAGTGGAGTGATGGCTCCAGGCGCTGCTCCAGGAATGTAAGATAAATAAGATTATGATATTACGTGAATTATTTTACTTTAACAACAATCAGAAAGAAATGAGTCAGGACGATAGATACGATCCAGATCGAGATGATTCTGTGGTTAAAAAAGGAGATACACGCAAGATATCACTAACTCTAAAACAGATCAATCGCTTGAGAAAAGCTAGCGATCTGCACGAATTAGAGACGCAGAAAGACAATGATTTTTTTAGCAAAATGTATGCGGCCCCCCCTCCACAACCCGCAGCGTGATGATAAATAAATTTGTGCAACGAAGTGAAAGCAACAGTTTATGACTGTTGTCATATAATTTTCAAAATCCTTCGTTTTTGGCCTATTTCCACACCATCCTTTTCACATTCATTTAAATAATACGACAGCCTTAGCAACCAAAAAGGAGACACTGATGGCCAGCGTAAACAAGTTTGAACAGCTGCTCGAGTACGTAGTAAACGGCGAGCAATCAAAAGCAGAGGAGCTATTCCACGCACTAGTGGTAGCTAAATCCCGTGAAATTTATGAAAACCTCATCAATGAAGAAATGGAAGAGGAAGAAATGGATGAAGCCATGGAAGAAGAAGACATGGACGAATCTATGGAAGAAGAAGATATGGACGAATCCATGGATGACGACAGCGGCTACGGCGGCGACGAGACCGATGATATGGTCGACGATATGAAAGATCCAGAGGGTGATGAGCCTAGCGACGACGATGAATCAGACCATATGGGCCACGATGAAGGTTCAGAAGATGATCGTCTAAACGATCTAGAAGATGCACTAAACGACCTTAAGGCAGAGTTTGAAATGCTAGTTAAGGGCGAAGAGCACGAAGAAGAAGGTGATCCAAGTCACCACGGTGATGTACACATGAGCGATATCGAACACGATATGCAGGGTGGTGGTCACGACGAAATGGGCGGCGGAATGTTCGAAGAAGAAATCGAAGAGATCGCAATGAGCCCAGCAGAAATGATGCGCGAATATGTTGATAAGATCGGCGAGCCATACAAGAGCGGCAACGGTATATCAAATACTAAAGAAGGCGGACACGTTGGAGCACAAGCTGGTTCAGTAACTGGTACTACTAACACTAAGTCAGTAGTTGCTAAGAAGAACGACATGGGTGGCACAACTGCTAACATCGCACGTGGTGGCGAAGCTGGTAAGGGTGGTACACAGGGTGGCTTGCTAAACCCAACTACTAAGGAAGAGAACTTTGGAAACATCAATGTTCCAGGCGGAAAAGCTGGTAAGACTGGTTTCACACACCGAGTAAGTGACGGACACGGCACTGAGAAAAAGGGCAAGGGTGAGACTGGCGGAACTAACACAAAGAGCCTCTTTAGGTAAGGAACTGATAAGTGAAATATCTTCAAGAACACTTAACATTCGACCAAGCAGGAATGGTCGTTGAGAGCGATGAAAGAGACGGAAAGAATCTCTATATGAAGGGGATCTTTATCCAGGGTGGCGTGCGTAACGCCAACCAACGGGTTTATCCTGTTTCCGAAATTGCTAAGGCTGTCAAAACACTTAATGACCAGATAGCCGGCGGATACAGTGTGCTAGGAGAAGTAGACCATCCACAAGATCTAAAGATTAATCTCGATAGAGTTAGCCACATGATCACAGAAATGTGGATGGAAGGTTCCAATGGAATCGGCAAATTAAAGATTATGCCAACTCCAATGGGTCAGTTAGTGAAAACACTAGTTGAATCAGGTGTAAAGCTAGGTGTCAGCAGCAGAGGTAGTGGCGAAGTTTCAGAAAACGGTACAGGTCAAGTTAGCAATTTCGAGATCATTACTGTTGATGTTGTCGCACAACCTTCAGCTCCTGGCGCCTATCCCACACCGATTTATGAACACCTCATGAATACTAGAGGTGGTAACAAGGCATTTAATTTAGCACAGCAGGTTAGGCAAGATCCCAAGGCACAGAAATTTTTAAAAGAACAACTCGTAAATATCATACGAGGGCTCCAATAAAGTAGGAGATACACATATGTTGGAAGTATTAAAACAGCTATTTGAGAACAATGTGGTTTCCGAGGACATAAAAGCGGAGATCGAAGAGTCTTGGAACAAAAGAATCCAAGAAAATCGCGACCATGTTACTGCAGAGCTTCGTGAAGAATTTGCACGTAAGTTTGAACACGAAAAGTCAATAATGGTAGAATCACTTGACAGGATGCTTTCAGAGCGCCTCTCAACTGAGATATCAGAATTTGTTGAAGATCGTAAGCAACTTATCGAGGCCAAGGCCACTTATGCAAAGAAAATGAAGAAAGATTCGGCTATGATGAAGGAATTTGTATTCCGTAGTCTAGGAAACGAACTTTCAGAATTACACGAAGATCACAAGAGAATGTCAAGTAATTTCGCAAAGCTAGAAGAGTTCGTAGTGACTCAGTTAGCTAGGGAAATCTCAGAATTCCATATAGATAAGAAGGACGTAGTTGAGACCAAAGTTGCTCTAGTAAGAGAAGCTAAGGCACAACTTGATGCAGTGAAATCAAACTTCATCAAGCGTTCAGCTAAGATGGTTGAAGAGACAGTTGTAAAGACTCTAAAGACAGAGATGCATCAACTGAGAGAAGACATTAGCTCTGCAAGAGAAAACGATTTTGGTCGTAGGCTCTTTGAAGCGTTTGCTTCGGAATATACACACAGCTATCTCAACGAAAAGAGTGAAGTTAAGAAGGTAATTGCAGTACTCCATCAGAGAGAGCAAGAGCTTGCTGAAGCTTATTCACATATCAATCAAACATCACAGTTGGTTGAAAGTAAAGAAAACGAGATTGCACGTATGCGTGACTTAACACAGCGCAAAGAGATCATTAGTGAACTCTTATCACCGCTAGGAAGAGATAAAAAGGACGTCATGGCTTCACTATTAGAAAGTGTTGCTACACCAAAGCTACGTTCTGCATATGACAAATACCTACCATCAGTATTAAACGAAGGTACGTCAACAACTAAACAGGCACTTACTGAATCCAAGGCAGTTACAGGCAATAAACAAGTTGAAACTTTAGATGCTGCTACCAGCAACATCATAGACATCCGTAGACTAGCGGGATTAAAATAAGGAGTTATGAAAACAATGTCAACACTATTAGAAAGCCGCTGGCACGAGACTAAAGAGGCACTACTAGAAGGCCTAAATGGTACTCGTAGATCAGTGATGGGGGTTACACTCGAGAATACACGCAAGTATCTCGCAGAAAGCGCCACAGCTGGAGCAACATCAGCAGGTAACGTTGCCACCCTAAACAGGGTGATTCTTCCAGTAATTCGTCGTGTTATGCCGACAGTTATTGCAAACGAACTAGTTGGCGTACAGCCAATGACTGGTCCAGTAGGACAAATCCACACATTACGTGTGCGCTATGCAGACACTAACGCATCAGCTGGTGTTGTAGCAGGCGAAGAAGCACTAAGCCCATTCAAGATTGCTTCTGCTTACTCAGGTAATGCTACCCAGAGTAATCCAAAGGCAAGCTCAACAGCTACTCTTGAAGGCGCTGCTGGTAACCGTCTAAGCATCCAGATCTTAAAGCAGATCGTAGAAGCTAAGACACGTAAGCTATCAGCTCGTTGGACTTTTGAATCCGCACAGGATGCTCAAGCACAACAAGGTATCGATATCGAAGCAGAAATCATGGCAGCACTTGCTCAGGAAATCACTGCTGAAATCGACCAGGAAATCCTAACATCACTACGTAACTTAGCTGGTTCACCAACTGAAGTTTACGATCAGGCTGCTGTTTCAGGTACTGCTACATTCGTTGGTGACGAACACGCTGCTCTAGCTGTTCAGATCAATCGTGTTGCTAACCTAATCGCACAGCGCACACGTCGTGGTGCAGGTAACTATGCTGTTGTTACTCCATTCGCTCTAACTATCCTACAGAGCGCAACAACTTCAGCATTTGCTCGTACAACTGAAGGTACTTTTGAAGCACCAACTAATACTAAGTTCGTTGGTACTCTAAACAGTGCGATGCGTGTTTATGTTGACTCATACGCACAGGATAGCACTTCAATCCTAATCGGTTATAAGGGTTCAAGCGAATCAGACGCACCTGCGTTCTACTGCCCATACATTCCTCTAATGTCAAGCGGTGTCGTACTTGATCCAACTACTTTCGAGCCAGTCGTAAGCTTCATGACACGTTATGGTTATGTAGAGCTTTCAAATGCTGCATCATCACTAGGTAATGCTGCTGACTACCTCGGTCTAGTAGGTATCACTAACGGAAACGTAAAGTTCTCCTAATATCTTTAGGAAAACAAATATCAAAAGCGAGTGGAAACACTCGCTTTTTTTATGACTAGCACTTGACATACAGCTATTGTTTGTTAAAATAAAATATGATACCAGAAATTAAAGATCCACAAGATTGGTATACCGTTGAGCTAATGTTAAAGCAGATGTCTCGCAATCTGCCAGAATTTCGCCATGATTATTTTAAACTAGTTAAAAATATTGAAACTAAAATCACTGAATTAGGAAAAATTGATATCGAATTACGTAATAGATATTCGATTACATACAAACAAAAAAGAACAGAAAAATTACGTGAAATAAACGATGCAATACGTATGTTCTCCAAAATGCATCTAATAGCTTCTCTAGCTAAAAGATAAATACATATGCCTCGAATGGTTTATGCGGTAATCCATCCGCGTAGAGCTTAGAACGCTATAAAGGAGAAAAAAAATGGCACGTTCATTAAATAAGAAATATTTTGGTAATAGAAACGTAGGTGCTGACGACACATTAACAACAGGTGAAGTACTTACAGCCGGTGCAGAAATTGGTGGTGAAGGTATTGCTAGTATTAACTGGGCAAGCCTCGGCACATTCCGCACGACTCCAGTAGGTTTGGCACTTCCAGCCCCAACAATAGCAGGCGGTGTACAAGCAGTTTGGAGTGCAATTACATATCGTGTTAACGGTGTTGTAACTTCAGCAGGTAAAACAAACTTAGCAGTAGGTTGGAAAGGAACTAGTTCATTCTTTCCAGGCATGATTGCAGTTGTAACTAGCGTATCCGGTTCTAATGCTGTATTCAGTATCCTATCAAGTGATGGTGGTTCAGCAGGTAGCGATCTTAGTTCTGTTCCAAACAGTGGAAACACGAATACAATTACTTTAACAAAATCAGCAGGCGGTGGTACAGCAGGAACATTTACTGTTGACGTTAATTTACAGATTGTTCCAATGACTATTGTTACTCAAGGATCTGGCTACACTGGTTCAGAAACATTTACTGTTACAGTAGCAGGCGGTATGGATCCCCCAGCTGGAACTATTGTATTAACTACTGATACTGGATCAGTTGGTTCAGTAACTAATCGTGAAAATGCAATCGTTGCTTATGCTTATATTGGTAGTTCTCTAGTTGAAGTTGATATCCAACGCCAAGTATCTTCAAAGCGTTATCGTGTAAACAAGAGCGGTGACACTAGCAGAGAAGGTGCAAGAATTGCTCGAATACGTTATGATGCTGTAGCAGATGGTACTAAAGGGTATACTGCATCGGAAGGTGTTGAATTAAATATCGTTGCTATTGATAGCGATGGCGGAACATATCTAGTTCGCAAGCTAACAAATCATAACGCTGTTGTAGTTCCAATGGCAATCAGTCGTCTAAGCTCAAGTGCAGGCGTACAGTTTCCAGCAACGACAGATGCCTACGGAATCGTGCGCCATAAGAGCGTTCCTTGGACTTTCAACGGAACAACTGCTCCTAAGGTGCTTAACGAACGTCCATTGCTACAATCTGGTGTAAACGTAAAGCTTGAGAACGCTTAAGAAGGACTAAAATGACAGCCAATGTCGTAAGAGTTAACAGCAACTACAAAATCCAATCAATCGAGGGTGGTCAAATCATCCTCGATACTGGACAAAACCCTGACGGTAGTTATGGTACTGTAAATGTTATTGGTAATTTAAGCGTCATCGGTGAAGCTACTGTTATTACCAGTAATGTTGTTAGCATACAAGATGTTATAATCACGTTAAATGTAGGTGAAAACGGTAACGGTGTAACCGGATCTATATCAGAACCTCATCAAAGCGGTCTTGAAATCGCTAGAGGAACTGCTATTACTGGTGTTGCTAAATGGTTATGGGATGATTCTCAAAACTGGACTAACCCACATTCTAATACTATACAAAAAGGTATGTGGGTTAGTAGCACAGCTAGTGGCGGATTGAATGGAATACAAACAAATGCTATCACTACTGGAAGCACAGGAGACAATCTATATCTGTTAAGTTCCGGTACTTCAGTAGTTTCAGTTACTGGAACTAGCAGCTACGAAAATCAAGTTTTAGACTATAATAACGGTTTAGTTTACAAAGATAAAGATATTATTCCAAATATAAAAGCCGTAACAGATAGGATATCATATGATCTGACTAACTTCTCTAGTAATTTTATTAGGAGAAATGATAGTAGCATATCGATATATGATAGCAACATAAGTGAGAAAATTGTTAGTTATAATACAGGTGGAAATTCTGTGTACATTACATTAAACCATTTTCCTACTTCAAATACTTCTTTACAAATTACTACGTCATCATATGTTACTATAATTGGCTCAAATAGTATTAATTTAAATGGCACTTGGCCGGTTATTACTGCGGTAGCAAGCGCATCGTATTTTGTTATACAGATAGCAGTACCTAGCAGCTATTCTGATTTACCTTGGTCCGGAAATATCACTATACAATCTTATAATAGTAATGTACAAATAATATTAGATAGCAGCACTGTTGCTTCATTTTATGGAAATTATATAAACTTATTTGATGTATCTATAGCTAACGATACTATATCTACTGTAACATCTGGGAACGATCTTGTCTTGCAAGGGTTAGGAAGTGGCGCAGTAAAAATAAACGATACGCTCACACTAACTAACCAAAGCGCTCCTAGCTCAACAGCTAATACTACTAAGGTCTATTCGGCCGCCCACGGTGCAGGTAATACAGGATTATTTTTTGTAAATACTTCATATAGCGATGAGTTTATTAGCAAAAAGAAAGCTATCGCTTTCAGCATACTAATGTAAGGTAAAGATAATGGCAATAGCAAATGTTCCAGTAGGAAATACAAACACAACGATTTATAACAGCTCTGGCGATTTTCTGATCGCTACTATGATATTCTGCAATACTACTAATTCAACATCTGCCAATCTAACACTTTATCTTGTTCCTAGCGGAGGTAGCGTAGGAACAGGTAGCATGATAGTGAACACACTAACGATCCCTCCAACAGAAACAGTTTTCTTTGATACAGAGAAATTAGTATTAGCTAGTGGAGATACTATAGTTGCTATAAGTTCTGTAGCAAGCACTATCACTTGCACTATAAGCACGGTGGCTATCTAAATGAGATTCCTTAAAGCCCAAAACTTAAACAAATATAGGAGGACTGATCAAACAGTTTCTTATGATCGTTTTGGACAGATAAATTTAAAAACCACTCTCAGTCTGTTGTTGCCCGTAGGAACAACT